GAGAGACACACGCACACAACGAGCTGGAGCGGGATTTGATTGAACGCTTCCCGGAGTTGGATCTGATCCTGAAAGACTGGTCAGACGGCGGCCAGAAGCCTCGCATTGAATCACAGGTTGCGGCATCGGCAAACCGCAACCGAATCAGGCCGTCAAAGGGGTTCGCTCCGCGGCCTGGGCGAAAGCCGGTGCATCTGTGGGGCGATCAGCATCGAGACCGTCAGATAGGGGCGTATTGGTTGGAGAAGCGGACCGAAGGCATTCACCATGTGCAATATGACGTGAACATCTGGAAGAGTCATGCGGCACGAAGGCTGCTGACGACAATCGGGGCACCGTCTGCGGTGTTGCTGCCGGGCGATGACGAACGGGCGAATCGGCTGCTGGCAGAACATTTCACGGCAGAAAATCCGAAGGCTGTCAGTTATGATGGTGCAACAGGAGTGGCGTGGGAGTTACTGCCGGGGCGTGACAATGACTGGTTTGACTGCTACGTGGGATGCAACGTGGCGGCGAGTATCTGCGGCGTGGGGGTGGCAGGTGAGCGACAGGCGGCGAAACAGCGACGGACATTCAGCATTCCCGGAGGCGCACGTGGCTGACCGGACTTTCAAATTGCCGGGCGGGTTGCCATGCCAGCACTGCGGCGAGATGCTGACACGGGTGAACCACACCCGCACAACCGCCGGGTTCATTTTGCGGGAGCGACATTGTCAGGCGTGCGGGCGAATCAACACGACATCGGAGCGAGTCGTTTCAACGCGGGAACGGTTTGGGAAATTTTCTGATCCTGCACAGTAGTTGGCACCTATGCCAACGAGGTACTAGGCTGAACGCGAATTGTCTGCAACGATTGCGGGCATGACGACACCAGCCGAACAACTCGCCCTTGACGCCAGCAAGCCCGCCAGCATCAGCAATGATGGTGTGTCGGTCAGCAATCGCAGTTTGTCCGAGTTGATCGAGTACGAAAACCATCTGGCCGCGAAGGCCGCTGCCGCTTCTCCGGTGGCGTTTTTTCGAAAGTCAATCCTGAAGATTGTACCGCCGGGGGGCCACTAAAATGAGCCGCCGGGGACGACACAGGAAGGCCGCAACGCCAGCACGCCAGCCGATGGTTCGGGCGCGGTTTGACCTCGCACAAACAACGAGCGAAAACCGCAAGCACTGGACGAACGCCGATGGCTTGGCGGCACGTGCGGCAATCAGTCCGGCAGTGCGGCGAGTGGTTCGCATTCGCAGCCGATACGAGGCCGAGAACAACAGTTGGTACGCCGGTATTCTGCGGACGGCAAGCAATCACATCGTGGGCGCAACAGGGCCACGATTGCAGGTCTTGACCGGTAACACCGAAGGGAACCGAAGACTCGAAGCGGCGTGGCGTCAATGGTCAAGCAAAGTCGATCTGGCGGACATTCTGCGGACGTGCGTTGAAGCCTATTGGCGAGACGGCGAAGTCTTCGTCATGCGGGGCGTCAATCAGCGTTTCCCGCTCGGGCTGGATCTGCTGGTTCTCGAGTCCGATCAGATTGCCACACCGTGGCAGCAATCGCAATTGGTTGATCCGTACGTTGACGACGGCATCCGATTTGACCGGGCAACGAACGAGCTGGAATTCTACATTTACGATCACCACCCCGGATTAAATACGCCAGTCAGCACGCTCCGCGGCCAGTGGTATCCGGCACGTGAAGTCTGTCACCTGTTCCGGGCTGAGCGACCCGGGCAGACGCGAGGGATTCCACGAGCTACGCCAGCACTGCAAACGCTTCCAATCATGCGACGACAGGAACTGGCAACGCTGTACTCCGCAGAGACTGCGGCGAATTTCGCTATGTTTCTGAAGTCGAATTCTCCGCAGATTGATCCGGCAGACAGTCCGAGCGACTTTGCAGAAATTGAGATTACCCGCAACATGCTGACGACGCTTCCCGCGGGCTGGGAAATCGGACAGGTTGAACCGAAACAGCCGGGGCCATTGTACGAGATGTTCCAGCGGCAAGCCCTGATGAGTTTCTGCCGCTGCACAAACATGCCTTACACGCTGGCGGCAGGCACTGGCAAGGACGCAAATTTTTCGTCTTTCAAGGGCGACATGACAAACGTCTGGCAACCGGAAGTCAGTGTAGAACAGAACCGGATTCAGGCCGCAATTGTTGAGCGTTTGTGGCAGTGGTTTTTGGAGTCTGCTGTATTCGTGCCGGGGCTGCTGAATGGTCTTCCGGTGATTGCAGACATCGACCACAAATGGCACTGGGCACCGCTTCCAGAATTGGATCAGGTTGAGTCAGCACAGGCCGCAGAGATCCGGTTGGCGTCTGGACTATCAACGCCAACGGAAGAGCACGCACGACGTGGCAAAGACTGGGATATTGAATCCGCACGGGCTGCCGCTGATTTTGGCGTGAGTGTTGAGGCGTATCGGCAGGCGGTATTTGCGAAGACATTCGACCAGCAAGCCGGAGCGACGGCATCAGGTCCGGCAGAATCACTGGTCACAACCAGCACGACGGCAGTGGCCGATACGGCTATGAACGGGGCACAGGTTACGAGTATCGTGGCGATCATTGGGCAGGTTGCCGCTGGTGTGATTCCGGCGGCATCAGCAGCCGCATTGATTCGATCGGCCTTCCCGCTGATTCCGGCGGCAAACGTCGATCAGATGCTGGCACCGTTTGCAAGCGTTCCGCAGCAGTCACAGGTTGCCACACAATCAACACCCGGAACAGTTGGCGGCGAGTATACCACGATTGGACAGCGGGCGTTTTCCAACAACCAGAAGCGAATCCGCAAGACGCTTGACGACCTGGCGACGGGCAATGTTTCGCGAGTGATGGCAGAGCAGACTTTGCAATCTATCGGGCTGGCACCAGAACGAGCGGCGTTGTTAATTGACGACGCGTTGAGCGATGGCGTTACGGATGATGAACTGCAACAGGTTGACGCATGAAAATAATCAGCATTACAAACAAGCTGCACCTGCAAGCCGCAGACGGCACGAAGCCGCGACGGTTTCGAATCGAAGCCTACAACGGCGGACTGCTGCCGGTTGATGGCTTTGAGCATCCGGTGGTGGTGGATCTGACAGGACTAGAAACACCGAATCAGATTCCGATTCTGATTGACCATCGCAAGGAAGTTGAAGCAACACTGGGCGTAACGGACGCAATCGAAAACACAGGAACCGCGCTAACGCTGGGCGGATTGGTGACAGGCGTTTCTGGTCTGGTGCAAACGGTGCTGGCACAGGACGCGAACGGGCAAACATGGCAGGCGTCAATCGGGGCACGCGTGCTGGAAAGTGTGGACATCCCCGAAGGTCAGGTTGTCAGCGTTAACGGTCAGCAAATCGCAGGGCCGTTTGTGTTGGCGACAAAAAGTGTTCTGAAAGAAACGTCGATTCTGCCGCTTGGTGCGGATTCAAGCACGACGGTCAATCTGGCTGCATCCGCAGCCGCAGCATCGAAAGGGCTGGTTATGTCGTTTGAAGATTGGGTAAAGACAATGGGGATGGACGCAGCGACGCTGAATCCAGAACAGCAGGCGGCGTTGCAGGACGCCTACAACCACAAGATGCAGGTCTCTGCGTCGATGGACCAACCGAAGACAGATCCGCCGGCACCGATGGCTGCTGTTGCACCGTCAGCAGTACCTGCAACCGCTGCCGCTTCGGCGCACGTGGATTTGATGGCGAGCTTCCGCCAGAGTCTGGCAAGTGAACATCGTCGGGCGTCTGCAATCAATGCAGCCGCAGGTGGGTTCCATGACATTGCAGCAACCGCTATCGAACAGAATTGGAGCGTGGAGAAAACGGAACTCGAAGCACTGAAGCGACAGAATGCACAGCAGCGAACTCGACCGACTTCGTTTTCCGCCGCGCAGGGTAGCGGCGATCAGACTCGCATTCTGCAAGCAGCGTTATCAGTCGCGCGTGGTCACGCGACTGAAAAGCAGTACACCGACGCTGAGTTGCAGGCCGCACACAGTCAGTACCGCGGGCGGGTTGGTTTGCAGCAGGTGATTATTCAGGCGGCTGCGGCGAACGGAATGCCAATCCATGTTGGCAGTCGGTTGCATGACGGCAACCTGAGAGAGGCCCTTCAGTACGCCAGCGGTCAGAACATTCAGGCCGCATTCAGCACGGTCAGTCTGCCAGGCATTTTCAGCAATCTGGCCAACAAAGAACTGCTGGCAGGGTTTGAGGAAGAGGATAACAACTGGGAAGAAGTCAGCGACGTGAAGAGCGTTGCGGATTTCAAAACTCACACTTCCTATCGTCTGTTGGACGACATGGAATATGAGGAACTCGGGCCGGGCGGAGTGATGAAGCACGGCAAGATTAGCGAGGAAAGCTACACGCGATCGGCTGACACCTACGCCAAGATGTTTTCGCTAACACGTCGAGACATCATCAACGATGACCTCGGGGCGTTTGATGACCTGCGAACACGCCTCGGACGCGGTGCAGCACGTCGGCTGAACCGTCTGGTGTGGACGACATTCCTGAGCAATGCAGCCACGTTCTGGACGACGGCACGGACGAACTACATCGAGGGCGCTACAACCACCCTCGGAACCGATGGCGTTGGCCTGAGTGCTGGCGTGAAAGCGTACCGTCAGCGGAAGTCGCCAATCGTCACAGGTGCAGACGCAACCAGTCAGATGACCCTGGGCGGACGTGCGACGAAGTTGCTGGTTCCGCCGGAACTGGAAGCCGTTGCCGAAGCCCTGTATGTCGCACGCAACCTGAATGCCGTAAAGGTTTCTGACGCGAACATTCACGCCAACAAATACCGCGTGATTGTGGCGTCTGAACTGTCTGATTCTGCCTATGGTGGCGGGTACAGCACAACCGCATGGTATCTGTTCGGCGAAACGCTGAAGCCGGTGGTGACATCGTTCCTGAATGGACAGAGAAGCCCGACGGTTGAATCTGCTGACGCCGATTTCAATACGTTGGGAATTCAGTTCCGCGGATACCACGACTTTGGGTGTTCGCAGTCTGAATACCTGGCAGGCGTCAAGTCGAAGGGTGCTGCCTAATTCTAGGCAGTGAGTGAATCCCGGCAGCGAGTGCTGCCGGGTGTTTTTTGAATCAACACACTCCGAAGGGAGATTGAATAATGGCACAGAGTCCCGCTTTTCTGGTCAGCAGCGACGACGCTATTGACTACACGCCAGCCGCTGCGGTGGTTGGCGGTGACGTGATTGTGCAAGCCGGTATCGTCGGCATCACGCCAACCGATCTGGCTGCAAACGAAAAAGGTTCGTTTGCAATCGAAGGCATCTACGACGTGCCGAAGACAACTGCCGCTTGGGTGATTGGCTTGCCTGTGTTTTGGGATGCAGCCGGAACGCCAGACAGCGGAGACGCTGGAAGCGGTGCGGCGAACCAAATCGGCACTGGAATTTACATGGGCATTGCGACACAGGCCGCAGGGTCTGGCGACAATACCGGGCGAGTGCTGCTGAATGCTCCGTATCCTCAGAGGCCGGTAGCTGTCACCGCGACAACTGGCGGAGCGACAACCGGACTGATCCCAGCCGGGGCCAGTTACGTCACTGTCACCAGCGACAGCGCCGACAAGCAAATCAGCCTTCCGGCTGGTTTCGTCGGTCAGGTGCTGCGGATTCTGGTGGGCACAACCGCTTGCGAATTGATTTCCGCAGTGGCTGCTGACAAGGTGAACGAAGTTGTTGTTGGCGCAACCAACGAACTCGCCCTGACAGCCGAAGCCCTCTACACGTGTGTCTATACGAAGAGCGGTTTCTGGATTGTCACTGGTCTGACAAAGTTGGGCGCAGCACAGGCCGCACTGGTTCCAGACGCACGCTGAGGTGATTCATGCCGACGGGCTTTGAGGCTGCAACCACAACTCTCACAGAAACGCTTCTGGCGTTTGCTGGGGAGTCGTGCGTCTACATTCGCGGGGCATCGTCAACAACGATCACACTGAGGCGGAGCACGTTGGCGCCGCAGTACATGGACACAGGGACGGGACAGATCACAGAAGTCAGGCCGGTGGATTTCATCGGCTTGGCTGTCTCTCTCCCATATGCTGTGCCAGTGGCGGGCGACCGGATAACATGCGGCGGCAGTCGATACGAAGTCACACCGACAACCGGCGAAAAGTGTTTTCGACAAATCACGTCAACGATGATTCGAATTCACACGAAACAGATTTGATTGCATGCCAACGATTGCCCCATCCGTAGAAGTCTGCAACGCGATCCGAGACCGTGTGAATAGCGGTGAGGATTACGCTCTTGAGGTGCGGGCACAGGTGGCGGACGAAATCACCGAAGACCTGCAAGACCTCAGGCAGTTGCGGGTTGACGTGATTCAGGAATCCGAGGAGCAGTTGGCGGAAACAATTGACCTGCAAGACAACACGAGCCACGTTATCCGGATCTGGATTCGGAAGAAACTGGACACGACAACACAGGACGAAATTGACGCGTTAAAGTTGTTGAAGCGGCAGATTGCTTTGAAGTTGCTGAACTACGCTACAACCGATTGGCGGGTCAGAATCTGGGAGGTTGACAACTCACAGGCGCCGGTGATTGAACGCGACACGCTGCATCAGGATCGGTCGTTCATTGCATCGGTATTGTGTCGGGCTGAGGTGAAGCCGTGAAGGTGGCGGTGAACGTCGCAGGCGTGGAAGATCTAGTGGCAGGGCTGAAATATCTACACACAAAGGACGGTCGGAAACTGGCACGGATCACACTTCAGGCTGGGTTGAATGTTATTGGCAAACAGATGCAACGCGACCTCGATCCGAAAGTGAAAGAGGCTGGCAAAGCAGTCGGGAAACGGGTGACGATTTATCGACAAAACATCACGCGGGCAAAGGTGGGTTTTAACGTTGGCAAGGATGCGAAGAAGGTTGTGTTTCGGCGAAAGCGAACGAGCCGCGGCGGTATCGGAATTGGACCCGCAAACATTCATTGGTATCTTTCAGGCACAGGCCAGCGTGTTCGATACGGAATGAAGGGCGGACGGTCCCGAAAGGAAATCGCGGCGGCACGAGGAACAACAAGACCGACAGGGCAAATGCCAGCACAACAGCCGGGGCTGGCGGCAAACGCAGCGAAGGCGGTTATTCCTGAGGTGCGAAACGTTATGCAGCGAGCCGGGAAAAGATTCCTGGAGGAGCGTGCAAAAAAAATCGAAAAGAAACTGAAAGCAGTCCGCGAACAAGCGGAATCAAATCGTCTCTTAAAAGCGACCGGAAAGGGTTGATAAAATGCCAAACAAAGTACCAAGCAAGGGCACTGCCCTGTTGATGGAAATCTCCAGCGTCTACACCGCATTCCCGCAAATCACCTCGCTGTCAATCAGCGGCGAAAAAGCGGAGACTGTGGACACAACCACACTGGACGGCGGAGCCATGAAGACGAAGGCCAATACGGGCTACGTTGACACTGCTGCGATCAGCGGTGAGTGCCTGTATGATCCCGATGATACGGTTCACGCGGCGTTCATCACAAAGGTTCGGGCGGCTGGGATCAACAATTTCAAGATCACCTATGCTGACTCAACACCGATGAGCGAAATATATGCGGGTCTTGGACTGGGATTTGATCGGTCGGCCAGTCCGTCAGACATGCTGCGGGGTTCGTTCACCATTGAAACTACCGGGGCTGTTAGCTGATGTTGGCACGATTGCACCTCGATCAGTATTGCGATATCACGCAGGTCACGCCTGAATTGCAGTCGTTGATTTCATGGGTTCCCGGCAGGAATTCTGCCGGGGAATCTGTCATGATTCCGATTTACAAACAGGGCACAATCTTCAGCGGGCCGATTGCCTTGCAACTATGCAAGACAGGACAGGCAGCGCCCGCTGATGACGAGTGTGCGAAGGCTATTGGCAAGACGCCGCAAGAGATCGAGGTGCTTCGGGTTGAGTATCAGATGAACGCAATGGGAATCAACAACAAAGGCGACCGAGACCTGTTTCGCGCTGGCGTGATTCTCGGATACAATGAGGATCTGACATACAAACCCGGGCCGAAATGGGACGAATACCACGAGGCGAAAAGAGCAATTGAGGAGGCAGAACTTTGAGCATATTTGACAGGTTGAAACGGCGGCAGTCGTTGCCAGTTGGCGACACGGGTTTGCACGTTCAGGAATTGACGTTTCGGCAAATCAACACGGTTGCCGCATTGTCTGACGCGGATGCGAAAACGTGGCTGAGTCTGGCGTATTGCCTTGTTGATGAACACGGAATCAGGGCGTACAAAGAACAGCCGGACGAAACACCAGAACAGCTATCCGCACGAGTCAAAGCGGACGCCGAAGATCAGGTCACGCCGGGGCTACTGAATGCGATCATGAAAGCAATGGAGCGACTCAGCAGACCTGTTGACGGGGAAGCCCTGGCAAAAAACTGAGGCGAGACTTCGAAGCGAAATTCGCGGCAGAATTCGCACGAAGTCTCGGACGGTCAGATTGGTGGAACGTGCGTGACGAACACACGCCGTTTCAGTGGCAGGTTCAGATAGCCTTGTACGTTGCTGCACCATACGGCGAGCGACGTGCAGACCTGAGGCAGGCGGTCAGTACGGCAAACCTGATGGCCTGTCAAATGTCGGCAGAGAATGCGACAGCCGAATGGTTCAGCGATACGGTGCATGCGCTGACAGACTATCTGCCGACAGGTGACGACGGGCCGGATTACCAGGCACTGAAAATGATCGGGAAGAACAATGGCGAGCCTCGGTGATTTAGTCGTGAACCTGGTGGCCAACTCGCAAGGTATGGCAACCGGGCTAAAAGCGGCTGAGGGATACCTGACAGCCTTCGCCACTGCTGCCACGACGTTTGCCGCTGCTAGTGTTGCGAGGTTTGTTCAGGTCGGTTCTGCCTTCGACGACATGGCACAGCGAACGGGCGTTGCTGTCGAGGCACTCAGCACGCTGAGTTATGCTGCGAAGTTGAGTGACACCAGCATCGAGGCCGTTCAGGGTGGCCTGATGAAAATGGCGAAATTCATGGGGGACCTTCGCGGCGGATCAGACGAAGCCGCGAAGAAGCTTGAAGCGTTCGGCATTTCTGCCACACAGATTTTGGCGGCGAGTCCGGAGCAACAGTTCAAGTTGTTTGCCGACGCGATTGCGGCTATCGAAGATCCTTCCGAGCGAGCAGCCGCTGCGATGGAAATTTTCGGCAAGGGCGCCGGTGAGCTACTGCCGTTGCTCCAGCAGGGCGGAAAAGGTATTGAAGCCCTTCAGGAGCAGGGCCTTGAATTCGGTGCGTTCATGAGCACGGAAGTTGCACAGTCTGCCGCACAACTGGGAGACGAGATTGACAACCTGGTGACAGCATTCACGGGGCTGGCTGTGAAGATTGGTTATGTTCTCTCAGAGGCATTGATCCCGCTTGTTAACTGGACGGCAAAACTGATTGCTGATTATGGCGATTTCCTTGCTGTGATTGCACTCACCGCGGCGGCTGTTGGTGGAGTTGTGTTGGCAATGAAAGCGATCACATTGGCCACACAGGCTTACGCGAAGGCACAGGCTATTGCGTTAGCCTTGAGCAGTCCAAAGGGCTGGATTCTTGTTGTCGCGGCATTGGGTGCAGCAACGTTTGCGACATCTATATTGACCTCGCAATTCGAATCGCAGAACGCTGAATCAGAACGGTTGCAGCAGAACTTAGCGGATCAGGCGAACGCTGCAAAGAATCTGCCGAAGCCACAACAGGGCAAGTCCGCTCTGGATGTTCGCGCTGACCGGATGACAGAGTTCCAGAAGTCACTGGACGCAATCAGCACACAGTCAGCCGAAGGTCAAGCCGAAGCGTTGCGACGAAAAATTGTACAACTGTCTGACGACTTCTATGTCTTGAACAAAACAGGCCGAACGAATCTGACACCGGAACAGTTCGCCGAATACAAACAAGCGGCAATTGACGCGTTCACTGGTGTCGGCGAGAAGACAAGGGAACTTCAGAAAGAACTCAGTATCCTGCGAGGCGAAACGACGGCACAGGAAATTGAGTTCCAGCGAATGATGACAGCCGGAGCAAGCAACGCACAAATCGAAGCCCTGCGACAAATGCAGGCCGAACGGGATAAGTTACTGGCACAGCAGGAAGAGGAAGCCAAACGACAAGCCGACATCACCGCAGCAGCCGAGCAAAGCAAAGCGGCACTGGAAGCCGAGGTCGATGCGATCAAAGAGAGCATCAAAACACCGCGACAGAAAGCACTGGAGCGAATTGACCGGATCAAGGAACTGGAAAAGGGTGGGCAACTGAATGTCATGGAAGCCGCCCTCGCACTCGGACAAGCACAAGACGAACTGAAGAAAATCGACGCTGAGGGCAAGCAAACGACGCCAGCAATCAGCCAAGAGCCGCGGTTCGCCGGGGCTGCAATGCGAGGCGGGGCTGAAGCATTTTCGACTATTCTTCGCAGCATGGGCCGCAAAGATCCGAACGTTATTGCGACCGAAAAACAGACGAAGGATTTGGTAGCGGC